GGTTCTACCACGACTGTAGGAACAGCAGTAGACTGGTTTGATCAGCAAAATATTGTATTAAGTAATTCAACAATTGCTTGGAACAATATAGCAGAGAGACCTTCAACGACTGCATTTGCAGAGGCAAGAAGTTCAAGATTTGATGAAGTTCATGTTGTTGTAATTGATGACAAAGGAACTGTAACAGGAAACGCAGGAACAATCCTTGAAAAGCATATTGGTCTTTCAAAGGCAAATGACGCTGAGTTCTCTGCTGGATCACCATCATACTGGAGAAAGTATCTTTACAATAATTCTGATAACATCTTCGGAATGGGTGGCCCAACTGCAGCATCATCTGGTATTACAACCACATCATTCGCTGCTGGAAACTTCACTAAGAATACAGACATTGGTTGGGATCAAGATGCACAGGGTATTGACTTTGGTGCAAGTGGAAATCTAACACTTACATTCCAAGGTGGTAAGAACTACGGTGGTCAAACAAATACAACCACTGCTGGAGCAATGACAGCAAGTATTGGTGGTATCACTGATGGTTATGACCTATTTGAAGATAAGGATCAGTTTGATATTGATTTCTTACTCATGGGTTCTGCAAACTACCCACAGCACGAAGCACAGGCAATTGCGAATAAACTTATTTCGATTGCTGAATTAAGAAAAGATGTCGTAGCATTTATTTCACCAAACAGAGGAGCATTTTTAAATGACACATCTGTTGGTACAGGGACAATTAATTCCGCAGCAGACATCACAAACAACGTAGTTGGATTCTATTCTCCAATTACATCTTCATCATATGCAGTATTCGATAGTGGATACAAGTATATGTTTGATAGATTTACAGACACTTTCAGATATGTACCATTAAATGGTGACATCGCTGGAACATGTGCAAGAAACGACATCAACAATTTCCCTTGGTTCTCACCAGCAGGGACAGCAAGAGGAGGAATCCTCAATGCAGTCAAACTTGCATACACACCAAATCAAACACAGAGAGATGTTCTATACAGTAATAGAATCAACCCTGTAATCTTCTCACCCGGAGCTGGAATTATCCTATTCGGTGACAAGACTGGATTTGGAAAAGCATCTGCATTTGATCGCATCAACGTACGTAGATTGTTTATCTTCCTAGAAGAAGCAATATCTGCTGCAGCGAAAGATCAACTCTTTGAATTCAACGATGAGATCACAAGAACTAACTTTGTGAATATTGTTGAACCTTTCTTACGTGATGTTCAGTCCAAGAGAGGTATATTTGACTTCAGAGTTGTTTGTGACGAAACAAATAACACTGCTGCCATCATAGATAACAATGAGTTTATTGCAGACATTTTCATTAAACCTTCACGATCAATCAACTTTATTGGTCTAACGTTTGTTGCCACTAGAACTGGCATTTCGTTCGATGAAGTCATTGGAACTGTTTAACTAGAGGTATAAAGAAAAATGGCAACCCAATTTAACAGACCACCACTTAGAACGATCACCGACTTCAAGAGCAAGATGGCCGGTGGCGGTGCAAGACCGAATCTGTTTGAAGTGGAATTAGTATTTCCCGATCCAATAGCGATTGAGAATGACGTAAAAGACAAATCAAGGTTCTTAGTAAAAGCTGCTCAATTACCTGCATCTAACATCACTCCTATTGAAGTTAACTTCAGAGGAAGGATATTAAAGATCGCTGGTGATAGAACCTTCGATACATGGACAGTCACCGTTATTAATGACGTTGACTTCGCAATCCGTTCTGCATTCGAGAAATGGATGAACTTTATAAACAAAATGGAAGATGCAACTGGAGCACAAGATCCAGCAGCATATCAACCAGATGCTTATGTTCATCAATTAGATCGTGACGGATCTACTTTAAGAACCTATAAGTTCCATGATGTATTCCCAACAAATATCAGTGCTGTTGATCTCAGTTATGAAACTGTAGATAGTGTTGAAGAGTTTACCGTTGAGTTCCAAGTTCAGTGGTGGGAAGCAATCAAGGGCATCGGAGCTAATGCCGGTGGCGAGGCAATCAACTAACGTTGATTTATTTGATAAATAGTGTATAATAGAATTATAAAGACGTTATACAATGCCTAAACTTTTTGGTTTCTCTATTGATGATTCAGATAAAAAACCTGATTCAGTAGTCTCCCCTGTTCCTCCTAACAATGAGGACGGGGTTGACTATTTTATACAGTCTGGTTTTTATGGTCAGTATGTTGATATAGAAGGAGTATATAAAACAGAGTACGATCTGATTAAAAGATATCGTGAAATGGCTTTGCACCCTGAGTGTGATAATGCTATTGAAGATGTAGTAAACGAGGCGATTGTAAGTGATCTATATGATTCACCAATCGAAATAGAATTATCAAATGTAAATGCAAGTGATAGTATAAAAGATAAGATTCGATCAGAATTTAGACATCTAAAAGAAATCATGGACTTTGATAAGAAGTCACATGAGATTTTTAGAAACTGGTATATTGACGGAAGACTATATTACATGAAGGTCATTGATACAAAAAGACCTCAAGATGGAATACAGGAGTTAAGATATATTGACCCGATGAAGATGAAATTCGTCAGGCAAGAAAAGAAAACAGGAAATCCTAGAGGAAATAACCTCATAGATCTGGATAATCTTAAAGATGTAAGTAAGAACGCATACCCAGATATTGAAGAGTATTATATCTACACACCAAAACCAAACTATCCAATTGGTGTATATTCACCTGCAACATCAGGTCGTGAAAAGAATATCAAGATTGCAAAAGATTCAATCACTTATGTAACCTCTGGTTTGTTTGATAGAAATAAAGGAACTTGTCTATCATATTTACATAAGGCAATTAAGGCTCTTAATCAACTTAGAATGATTGAGGATAGTCTTGTAATTTACAGATTATCAAGAGCACCAGAAAGAAGAATATTCTATATTGATGTTGGTAATCTTCCAAAGGTAAAAGCAGAGCAATACCTAAAGGAAGTGATGTCTCGCTATCGTAATAAGTTGGTGTATAATGCACAAACTGGTGAAGTTCGTGACGACAGAAAATTCATGTCTATGATGGAAGATTTCTGGTTGCCAAGAAGAGAAGGTGGTCGTGGAACAGAGATTACAACACTTCCCGGTGGACAGAATCTAGGTGAACTATCAGATATCGAATATTTCCAGAAAAAATTATATCGTGCATTAGGAGTTCCAGAATCAAGAATCGCATCTGAAGGTGGATTTAATTTAGGACGTTCATCTGAGATACTTAGAGATGAACTTAAGTTCTCTAAATTTGTAGGAAGATTGCGTAAGAGATTTGGAAACATGTTCAACGACATGTTAAGAACTCAATTAATTCTTAAAAATATAATCACACCAGACGATTGGGATTCTATCAGTGATCATATTCAGTATGATTTCTTATATGATAATCAGTTTGCAGAACTCAAAGAATCTGAAATGATGAATGAAAGATTAGGTCTTGCAGCAACTGTCGAACCATATCTTGGTAAGTACTATTCAACAGAATATCTTCGTAAGAAAGTTCTTCGTCAATCTGATACTGAAATCGAAGAAATTGATGCACAGATTGAGCAAGAAATTAAAGATGGTATTCTTCCAGATCCTAATTCTGTTGATCCGATTACAGGTGAACCACTTGAAGGTGGTGGAGGAGATTTAGGTAATGTTCCTGTTGAAGATGATTTAGAACAACAAGGTGCAGTAACAGACGCAGAACTAGCAAATGATACCAAATCGGCCGAGATATAAATAAAATATATACCTATCATAAAATATGGACGACATTATTGATGCGATTGCCACTGATGAATCTCCTAGTGAGATTGCACAGGGTTTAAAAGATTTAATTTATCAAAAAGCAGCAGAGAGAGTCGAGGGACTTAGACCCGGAGCTTCTGCATCTATTTTTGATGCTGAAACAGAGTATGAAGATGAGGTAGACACTGAACCACAAGAGGAAGAATAATGACTCAAAGAACTCTTGTAAAGGGGACAGAAGTAGCACTTGGAACAAATGCTGGAGCAGCAAAAACATTTTCTGGAGCAACAGTTGTTCGTTTAGTTAATACTGCTACTGCTGCGGATCACTTAGTGACTGTTGCATCTGCAGTAAGTGGTACCACTGTAGGAACCTTTACATTAATGAGAGGCACTGTAGAGTTTTTGGAAAAAAATCCAGAACAAGCTGTGTTCGCTGCCAATGGTGCTGTAAAGGGTGCAAAAGTAGGATTTACCGGTTAATCAAATGAAATTAATTACAGAAGAAGTCCAAAAGGTTAAATTCATAACTGAGGGCAGAGGTGCAAATAAAAAGATGTACATTGAAGGTGTTTTCTTACAAGGAGATATCAAAAATCGTAATGGTAGAATGTACCCAGTAAACACTCTTGCAAGAGAGGTTGGTAGATACAATGAAAGTTTTGTCAAGAAAGGTAGAGCACTTGGAGAACTCGGACATCCAGAAGGCCCTACAGTAAACCTTGATAGAGTTTCTCATAAGATAACTTCACTTCGTCAAGAAGGAAAAAACTTTGTTGGTAAAGCACAGATACTTTCAACACCAATGGGTAAGATTGCATCCAATCTAATCTCGGAAGGTGTAACCCTCGGAGTCTCGTCTCGTGGTGTCGGATCACTCAAAGAAGATATGGCATCTGGTTGCAAAGTAGTTGGTGAAGATTTTATGTTAGCAACTGCTGCTGATATCGTTGCTGATCCATCAGCACCTGATGCATTTGTATCAGGAATTATGGAAGGAAAAGAGTGGGTTTGGGAAGGAGGAATTCTTCGTGAACAACTTGCTTCTAAAACTGCTAAGAAAATTAATACTTTAGTTGATCAAAACGCACTAGAGGAACATAAACTTGGATTATTCCAAAATTTCTTAGCAAATCTGTAACATTATAAATAAATACAGATTATTTTAAATCTAATATTCAAATGTCCGTTGGTCAAAATTAAACGAAATGGAAAATGTAGTAACCAAAGGGGCAAAACCGGCAGATCCAATGCCAAAATTGTCCTTATCAACTCCCGGTCAGGGAACCGTTGAAGACTTAGGAGGCCCAACTCCTCAGAATTCAAAACCCGATGATGACTCTAACAAGTTGAAAACACCCGGCACAACCTTGAAACAGGTTAAGGATATTGTGACTAAAGGTGCTAAACCTGCAGATCCAATGCCAGCGGGCATGAAGGAGGAAGAAGAAGTTGAAGGCGAAGTTGTCGCTGAAACTGAAGTCTCCGAAGACGAAGTAGTTTCTGAAGAAGAGACTGCAGAAGTCGATGAAACTCAAGAAGTTGTTGCCGAAGAGGAAGCAACTGAAGAGGAAGTTGTTGAAGAAGAGTCAATTGACATCGAAGCAGATGTTAACGCACTCTTTGAAGGCGAAGAACTTTCAGAAGAGTTTCAGAACAAGGCAAGAACAATCTTTGAAGCAGCAATTAATTCTAAACTTGCTGAAGTCAAAGAAGCCGTTAAAACTGAATACGAAGAGCAACTCGTTGAAGAAGTTGCTGCTATTAAGTCTGAACTAGAAGAAAGAGTTGACGCATACCTTGAGTATGTTGCCGACGAGTGGTTGCAAGAAAATCAAATTGCAGTCGAGTCTGGTCTCAAGACTGAAATGACTGAATCATTCCTAGAAGGAATGAAGAGTCTTTTTGAAGAACATTATGTATCTGTACCTGAAGACAAATATGATGTCATCGAGAGCATGGTAGATAAACTTGATGAAATGGAAGGTAAACTCAACGAGCAAATCGAGAAGAATATTGCTCTAAACAGGAGATTAGCCGAGTCCTCATCTGATGTCGTCTTTGCGGAAGTAACCGAAGGATTGGCAACAACTCAGAAGGAAAAACTTGCAACCCTCGTGGAGAATGTTGAGTTTGAAAGTGAAGCAGACTATCGTGAGAAACTAGTAACACTTAAGGAATCTTATTTCCCAAGTAACGCAGGATCTCAAAGAGACAAGTCA